AGCATCACTTGTATGTTGAACAGCGCCAGCCGTTCGTACGACGGGCAGGGCGCAGCGACCATCAACTTCAGTTTCTCGGAAGCGAAGCCAGCCTAATGCCAATCGGAACCGAATATCTAGGCGACGGTTGGCGCGATGCCGACATCGAAGGACTGCCACCACTCCAGGTGCGCCGGCCAGTGATGCGGGATATCGCCGCGGGCGGCCAGTACTGGTGGATCGCTTGCGTGCGCTGCGCCGACGGTACGCCGTTGCTTGCTGAGGGCGTAGCCGCTGCCGATCTGCGCGTGGAAGTCGGTAACGCCATTATTGCGGAGGTAATGAAAGAGCGCCCTATTCAAGCGCCGAAAGGCGCATCTGGAGGATGACTCCAGCAGCCCGAATGGATATGCCAGTTGGGCTGATGAGTGAGGCGACGCCGGAGGAACGGATTGAGAGTCTGCTGATCACGATTGCGTGCGCGCTGACTAGCGCACCACCTCACAGGATTGCACCATGGCTAATGACTTAAAGGCTTCGGTAAGCATCACAGCGGATACGAGCGGACTGATCTCCGGCGTGAATGGTGCCATGGAGAAGATCAACCGCATCAGCGCCAGCAGCACGGCTATGGCTGGCATGATGGGCGCTCAGAAGGTGCTGCAGCTCGCGCAGCAAATGTACACGGCTATTTCAGATCGCTCCGAGCATCTATCGAAACTTGCTCACACGTTCTCGCCGGAAGCGATGACGAGCGCCGCCAATCTTTCACAGGCTCAACTGCGTTCAGACATGGCTGTCGGTCAAGCCATGGGCCCGGTACAGGCGGGCATTGACCGCGCAAAGGAAGATGCGATAGCGGAAGAGACTGCCAGCACCCTTCAGAACGCAAAGCAAATCGGCGAAGGGATGATCGTCCTCAACGCCATTTGGAACCAAACGAAACTCATCGCCACGGAAAGCGCCGACGCCACACTCATGGCGCTCGGTTCATTGAATCAAATCCCGGAGATGGCTCAAGCCGCCGTCGATCGCCCGGTAGAAACAGTCAACGGATCAATACTTGGCGTGAGCGCTGGGCCGCTCCTGCAAGCCATTGGCAGCACACTTGAAGCCATGTTCGTAAAGGTAAAGGGAGACTAATGGGAGCGCTCAAGATCATTAAACACGCCAGCGGCCCACAGTACAAGGTGCAAAGCCCTGGACAGCCGTTCACGATGACCGAATCGTGGCTCGTGTCGTGGATTCCTACCGATGCGGCGGACGTTCAATCGTGCCCGGAAGATATTGCGATCATCGTCGCTGCATCAGAGACTGGCGCAGGTGGCTCTTACATTCCAAAAGTGCAAGCGCGGTACACAGGTTGCGAAGCCAATGCGTCGTTCCTCGTATGTGAGTCGGTCGATTGGCGCGTGATGCCGGGTGCGCTGAAGACTTGGATGGTTACCGCAAACTGGTCGAGCCTGATGGAGTTCCAATACAACGCGACGGTGCCGGAGCCGTGGACGCGAGTAACGCGCACCAGTTCGATGCGGCAGATGCCTATATGGCGAGTAGATGCCGCTATTCCTGCAGAGCCATACACGTTCCCGCCGACGGCATCGGGTGGAGACATTGGCGGCACGAAGGTGGACGTTCAAGGACAGCCGGCAAATCGTTTTGTGCAGCAGATGCAGATCATCTGCGAGTTCTATTACGACCGAACGTTCACGCTTGGGCCCGATGACGAGATCGCACCGGAGCCGGGCCCGTACTTCAGCGGCTGGCTCGGTACGCGCAACTCGGAAACATTCCTTGGCTACGAAGCCGGGCAGATCCTCTGCAATGGGATCAGCGTCTCGCCGGTCAACGACCAAATCTACATCATGCAGTTCAAGTTCCTCTTTGATTGGATGTCGTTCTTTGAGCAGCGCCCAGCGCCCAACACTGGCGGTGCGTCGTTCCTTGCCGCGGCGGCGTCCACCTTCCTTGGCGTCCCATACAACCAAGCCTCCAAGATCGCTTGGTACCAACCGTACCCGGATCGTGAGGATCTCAAGCTCATGTTCCCTGAAGCGGTCTACAACGCATTCTTGACGGCAGTACCACCTGTAAACACGTGCGCTACACCTGGACGAAGTTTGGCAAGTAAGCAATTTGATTTCCCGGAGTCATGAGTAACCAGCGTCCAATCTTCAACAGCGGTCTGTACGGGAAAGCCAACCGTACGGTGATGAACGCTTTCATGGATTCAGCGGACGCGCTAGCAGCAAATCAGCCCGCGATCGACTACGCCTACCGTGCATCGATGCCGGAGGCTGTTTCTAGCCGTACGTTCCTTGCACGTATTGAAACAGCGTCAAATCTCATCGCTGGCGCTCAGTGGTCATACAGTGGCACCGAGGCGGTTATGTTGAACGCTACGCCATGGGTGGAGTCAGTTTCCGGAACAGGAAATACCTTTAGCGGAGCGATGAACTTACGCGAGTTGTTTAACACAGGTTCCACATACATCGATGGAATGAGTCTAGTTAGTCCCGACGCTACCGTCGGGCCCGTTGGATCACATTGGAACGGTACAGCGTGGACTACAACGAGCCTTGAAGCCGTCGCCATTGTCACGGTATCTGTGTGCAAAAATGGAACCGTATCGTATTACTTCGATCGACCAAACCCACTGAGGTGCACCTGATGCCAAACCTAGACCTAGCGCTTAATTACCCGAACACCGTCATTGTCCCTGGTGAAGAGTGGGTGCTCGCCGGCACAGTCCAGGTGGAAGGCACCTCGACCGCGCAGAACCTGACCGGCTACACAGTCAAGGGCAACGTAACTGTGGGATCGTATAGCGCTACCAACACCGGGACATACGCAGCGGTGCTTGCGGCCTCAGGCACGTTTACCTGGACGCTATCGATGGCGCAGACGGCCGCGTACCCGTCCAACTCATGGGGCACGATCGTCCTGTACCTCGACCACGCTAGTACCGATTCGCTGCACATTGCAACGATCGGCTTTCGCACCTCAGCGGAGACCATCTGATGTACACCTCAATGTTTCGCAAGGCGATGCTTGGCGGATCGGTAGTTCAATCGGGTTTGATACTGCACCTTGACCCTGCTACATACTCAGGCAGCGGCGCGTGGGTGGACGGCAGCGCTTCGGGTTGGAACGGCACATTGACCAATGGCCCCACCTACACCAGTGGATCGACGCCATATTTCACGCTTGATGGCACAAACGATCGGATTGAGATACCAATCGTTGGAACATTCACCGCTATGACGATGCAGATATTCGTGTACCGAATCGGCACGTTTGGCGCATATACCGGGATCATGTGTCACCGCGGCATTAATCCAAATGCACATTCGGTATCGGGCGGCCCGACTGCCAACCGACTCGGCTACACATGGAACAACAACCGATGGGACTATGAAGGTGGCGCAACGATGGCTATCCCTTCCGGAGCCTGGACGATGCTAAGTGTGCGCGTTGGATCCACCAAGGCTGAATTGAACATCAACGGATCTACGAAGGTTACGCAAACGATTGCCGCCAGTGCTGCGACATTTGGAGGCGCATCGGTAAAAACGATGATCGGCGTAGACACCAACACACTTAGTTACTTGAATCTAAGAGTCGGGCCAGTCATGGCCTACGACCGGTATTTGACTGATGACGAGGTTGCATCCAATTACGCAAAGTACAGCGGGGCCTACGCATGAAATACGTCGTCTTTCCATTTGCAAACGTTGACCAGGTGGACTTTTCCGATGTGCGGGAGACGTCACTCGCGACCCTTCGCGTATCGGTTGACGGACTCAAGACGTTCGTCAAATACGAAGGCACAATCCCGGCAAGCGTCGATGCCATCGCTGGCCGCGAAGCGCCAAGAACACACGCGCAAATGGTTGAACTTTTATCCAATGGTGCGTGGTGATACACATTGCACTGTTCATCATCCTAGTGCTGACCAGCGGCTGCGCATCGCAGACGGCGATGATCTCACAGGCGGCGACATCGAGCGCGGCAAGCGCAGCGGTAGCACGGGCGCACCTGGTGGCAGCAAGCGCCGAGCTCGACAGCATTGAGGCGCAAGCGAACGCGGTGCATGAGGCCATTCCGTACGTCAGCGATGACACGCACCCGATCTTCAGCACACTAACCTACATGAGCATTGGTGCATCGGTGCTCGTAGCCGGTGCACTGATCTACATGTACATACCACGGAGATAAGGAATGCTGACTACAACTCAATACACGATCTGGATGGTGGCGCTACTCGTGGTCACGTTTGCGGGTGGATGCTCAGTCGGAAACACGTTCAGGAAGTTCAGACCAGTAGGAAAGAAGGCACGGAAATGATCTTTGCATCAATGGAATCGCTCATTGGAAGTCTTTGGTTCGGCATCATGCTTGGCGTAATCGGCGTAGTGGGCGGCTACATCTACTGCCGTCGGCAGGGCGGCAAATGAGCCGACGGCGGTCATGTTGCGCGGAATCTGAGACAAGCGCACACGCTTGCTATTCATGCCCGACGCCAATATCGCCCTACACAGCGACCCAGTGGTCGGTCACGGTTTACGCATCCGGCATTAAAGGTGAGAGCGACGGAACCGGAGCGCTTGCAACTGGTGGCTCAATACTTGGGTGCCAGCGCGGTACTTGCGGATCTGTGGAGTTCAAAGAGAAAGCGGTAGGGAACGACACTTACGCTTTGGGATACTGTGATCCCGTAGATATATGTTTAGCCATGCACGAAGATGCAGCTGGAAAAAATTACGGTTCATCCCATATGGAGTGGACGACGTGCAGAGGCGCTGATGGTGAGGAAGATTCCGGAACGCCTTACTACCCGGATATCTCATATACCTACAGTGACAACGTACGCATTTTGAAAGTAGGAGCGCAAACGCAGTTCAACTATTCAAGTTCCAGTAGTTGCGGATGGTCGGCGGCAACTTCAGAAACTACGGATTGTCGATCGTTCGTCGAGGTGCAATACAACTTTACCAACTACTTTGAATATCCATTCTTTGAGGATGCAGGGCCCGGGCAGCACTGCTACCAGAACACGTCATCCATCAGCACTAACCAGAGTTGGGTATGCGTTTACAGCAAGCGCCCGAGCGCTGGTCAATACCTTGCCGAAGGGCAGTACAAACTCGTAGCCGTTCAATACCCAACGGCAGCACACACAATCGGGCCAGTTGGCGAGACTTGCTCACGCCCGGGAGGAACCATATGCAGCGCGGACGGACTGACACCAGTAACAGCACCAACCCAATGGCAACCACCAGCGACGGTGACCGTCGTCCGCGTCGCCTAAACGTGCGCTACGATTGGGAAGGCGAACAGCGGGAACGCTGTTTCCGCATCATTGATGGCAATCTAGCCCCGTGCGAGTGCCTGAGAAACAAACCAGCGCCCGGGCTGGGCGATGTCGTCGCCAGCGCCACAAAGGCTGTAGGCATCAAGCCTTGCGCGCCGTGCGCCAAGCGCCAGGCGGCGCTGAACAAGGCCACGCCGGGGTGGCTTTCAAGAATTCTGTTGCGAAGTTCCCAACTGGTCGATAGACTCAAAGCACGCGTATGGAAGCGCTAACGGGAGCCACGATGGCTCCGAGCGTCGCCAGCGCAATGCTTTGAGAGGAGCATTCAATGTTGGATCTATTGCTAGTTTTGTCGGGCTGTTTCAGCATGGGCGTCTTTATGCTCATGTTCCTTGACCCGTCGCACGAATCCTGCAAGCAGGAGGTGCGCAAGTGAACGAACTTACCACCAACGAGATCAACCCGGGCGCGATTGTCAAGCGCAACGAGGAAGTGTGCCGCATCGTCGGGCCAATCGTCCGCGCGAAGTACACCCAGGTCATCCAGGGCCGCAACTACCTCACCGTGCAGGGCGCCCAGGCGATTGCCTCGTCGCTCGGCTACACAAGTGGCACCGCTAGTCTCCGGCACGTGGAACCGACGGACACCGTCGCCGGCTACTGGGAAGCGACCTGCACGGTGTTGTTGAATGGCGTCATCGTGGGCTCGGGCATTGGCTCGGTCTTCGACGATGAGCGCCCGTGGAATACGCGCCCACAGTTCGCCAGGCAGATGATGGCGCAGACCCGGGCGACTGGCCGTGCGCTGAAGGGCGTGATGGGGTGGGCGTTCGCTGCGCTCGACTACGAGGGCAGCATCGCCGAGGAAATGCCCGAGGAAGCCACGAGGATGCCTCAGGACGCGCCCGCGCCTCGCAAGGCACTCGTGGCGCCCTCAAAGGCGTCGAAGCCCGCAGAAGGCAAGCCAGCGCCTAAAGGCGGTCAGCAGGTACGGGGCATTTGTGCAGGAGTTGACCCAAAGACGGCAAAGTCGGGCAAGCAATACTGGCGCGTAGGGCTTGAAGCCAACGGCGTCGAGTGGTTCACGTCGTTCTCGGCGGTCGATCCGGACATCATCGGCAAGTTGGTCATTCTCCACCTGAAGCCCTGGCAAGACGGCGTGATCATCACGGATATTCAGGTGGTGGTGGAAGAGGAGGTGCCGTTTTGAAGCCTCAAATCAGACTGCGTGGAAGTACAAATAATTTGAACAATCAGGTAGGCCGGGCATCAGAGAAAGCGGTAATGGGTTACTTCGTTGCCCGCGGCTTTGCGGTTACTGACGTATCCGGTCAGAACATCCAACATGACCTGCTAGTTGAAAACTTTGGGCGCGTCCAGGTGAAGACTTGTCATAAGACGAAGACGCATAAAGCCAAGTATTCATACTCATTTCAGGCAACTCTTGGATCCTCAAAGGTGCGATATTCAAGCCAATCAATCGATTGGTTTGCATTTGTGTATTGGTTGGATGGACGTCCGAAGGTTTGGCTGGTTAACGCGCTCAAATTGCAGGTCAACGATCTGTACTTGGCTTGCCGGTATGAAAAGTCATGCACGACCGTGGCAAATTTTTGGGAAGACGTCGAACCGGCCCCAACTCTTTTGGAGGCCGTATGACCCGTCCTCAACCATCGGAAGTGTGGCGCTGCGGAGCGCTCGACGGCATCCAAAAATTGGTGCTGTTGGCGATTCTTGACTACGGACGCATTGCTTACCCACGCCAGGCAGTGCTGGCAGCGAAGTGCGGCATCAGCCGTTCGACCTGCCAACGCGCCCTGGATCAACTACGTGTAAGTGGCGTACTCACAACGAGTAGCCGAGGCAAGGCGCTTGTCTACCGGATCAACCTGACAGGCGAGGAGATGCCTCAAGTTGATGCATCACGAAGCATCAAGATGACGCAGGAGAAGCGTCAAGATGACGCATCTAGCGGCGTCAAGATGACGCAGGGATCGGAACTAGTCCATTTAACTAGTCCACCTAACCAGCAAACGGCTACCGCCGTGAGCGGGTGGGAGGTTCAAGATGACATCGCAAACCGGATCAAGCAAAGAGACCCGAGAGCGGACATCAAGAGCCACTGTTCGGTTTGCCGGCGCGTACTCATCTCGCACGGTCTAAGCGACCGTGACGCAGTCGGAGCCTGGCGTCTGCTCTTGGAGCATTGGGCCCGTAGCGGCAATGACGCGTACAGCACACTCAAGTTCCACACGGAGAACCTGGGCGGCGCACGTGACGTCGCCAAGGTTGTCCTACATCGCTTGCAAGGAGTCGCATGACACAGCCAGAACGCCTCGAAGATCAGATCCTCCAGCAAGTGCTTGTGATCCAAGCGCTACGCCTACGCATTGCTCGCATGGAGTCGATTTACACCACACCAAGGACGATCCGATCCACTGGGCAGAACGGAACCACGGAGGACACACGCCACCAGCGTGACACTATCGAAGAATACGGCCCCATCACGCCACGTTGTGTCACGGATCAGGAAGTCGAAAGCGCTGAGGATGATTCGTGACCAACTCACGCATGAAGGGCAAGAACGGTGAATTGGACGCTTGCCGAGCGCTGGAGAAGTTGTTCGCATTTAAGTGGGAACGTACTGCCCAGCGCTATGGCAAGGGCAAAGCAGACATAGAAGCACAGTGCAGCTGGAAGATCCACGTTGAAGTAAAGCGCCGGAAGACAGGCTATTCGTACGTGTATGGGCGTTTAAAGAACGATCTTCTGATCGTCAGTGGAAGCCTAATGATTTGCCGGCTAAGCAAACTGCGCACAGTGATGGACGATGGCGTATGTCTGCCCAATGTTGCACCACGTTGCGCTGGCCTTGAAGATGCCATGTTGCAAGCGCGTACTGATGCACGTGTAGGGTGGTTACCTATTGTCCTTGCCAGGCAGGATGATGAGGAATGGCTATTAGCGTGGAGGGAAGAGGTAGATACGCGACTCATGGAAGAGGTACGTACATGGCTAGGCGATGGCGATATGAAGGTGGAATAGGTAAGCCCATCAGCATGATTAACACCATTCGCTCACGCGGTGGTACATGGACACGCACAGCCAAAGCACATAAGGCTGTGCATATGTGCTGTGCAGTATGCGGTGCAGTGGCTGACCTTGAGACAGATCACATCATCCCATTGCATCGTGGTGGCACGAATGATTGGAAGAATTTGCAGTCATTGTGCCGCACACATCACGTTATTAAGACTACGGCGGAAATTTGACCAGCCCCCGTCATAGGGCCGAGGGGCCTATACCCGTTAAGGCACCGCGGTGTGGATCCACGAAGACAGACGCAAGACGTAAACACCTGAAACGACCGCCGTTATGCGCCGACCTAGCCGACGCCTACGCCGAGTCGATCGCCAGCGGCAGCGCCGTCGCGAATCTGCGAATCGTCGACTCGTGCAAACGCTATCTAGCCGAACGGAAAGCGCCGGCCGCGCACCAGGTGTGGTGGGATGAACCACGCGCCGAGGACGCCCGGGCGTTCGCACGCAAGTGTGGGCAGGGCGTGGAAGAGGACGCCGGGAAACCACTGGAGTGGATGCCGTGGCAGTGCATGGTGGCGATGGTGTTGCTCGCCAGGCGTCGAGTCATCGGGAAGGTCAAGACAGATACCCCCGCTACGAAGGCGCTGCTGCTCGTTGTGGCACGTGGCAACGGCAAGACGGAGTTCGCGGCGTCCATGATCATGGCGGCGATGCGCGACACCTCGACTAGCCTGGAGTTCTCATCGGTTGCGCCTGATGGACGCTTGGCGCAGAAGACATTCGAGCGCATGGCGACCATGTGCCGGACGTTGGCAATGGATGATGTGGACAAGGACGAGCAGGGATGGAAGGCTTCGGGCGGATCAACGCCGGCGCATCCAGGGCGCGTGCGTCACGGCGGCAACCGGTACATATCCCTGCCCTGCAGTGACAAGGCATTGGATGGATTGACTACGCGCCTGGTGGTAGCGGATGAAATTTCCCGCATGCCGAAAGCCGTCGGGCGTTTACTCACTGGGCTTGCCAAGTTCGCCACGTCGCAACTGTTGGCAATCACCACGCCCGACCCGGAGCAGAAGACCACCCCAATTTGGGGGTATTGGCAGGCTTGCGAGGCGGCAATCACTGACGGAACCCCCTATCCAGCAGGGTGGTGGCCCATGATTTACGGGCTTGATCCCGACGATCAGGCCTCCGATCCGACCGTTTGGGCGAAGGCGCACCCCGGTTTAGGCGTCATTGTTGACCCTACGCAGCTGCAATTAGCCGCGCAAACGATGCTAAACACGGGCGATCCCGTGCAGATTGCTGAGTTTGAGACGCAGTTGGCGTGCAGATACCACGAGATTGCCACGACCGACATCGATCTTGCGGTGCTGAATCGGCAAATGGTCGACTGCGATTGGGATCGCTTGCGCGGTGCGCCAGCGGTGATTGCGATTGACCTGAGCCGCGGTGGTTACGGAAGTCAACTTGACTTGACGGCGCTCACCATCATGGTCGTTGATGGTGGCATCATTCGCGCACGCAACGTGTGCTGGTGGGCCGGTACGGACATCGCGCTCGACGAAAGGCGCTGCAAGAACCCGCTCCAGGTGTGGATTGAGGCCGGACATCTGCGCCGTATGCCTGGTGAATGGCAGGATATGAGCATTGTCGAGGCTGAAATTGAGCACTTGATGACGCTTTACGACGTGCGAAAGATCGGCGTTGACCCACATCCAGCGCAAGCGCGAGACATAAGACGATGGCAAGATCGCGGCTGGCCCATTATCCCGGTCGATCAGAGCATCCGCACGGCCGCTCCAGCCTGGAAACTGTGGGGCGACTTACTGAAGTCCAAGCAACTTTGCTACCAAATCGATCCGGTACTCGCGTCGGGACTAAACAACGTGCGACTCATTCGCGACAACGTGGGCAACACGCGACCCGTGAAGGGACGCAGCGCCGGCAACATGGACGTCATCGTCTCCGGCAACATGGCCGCGCTCTTGATGGAGCATCACCAGGTGCGCGAGTCAACCGGACTGAGCACTAGCGCTTGCCCGATTGGTTAAGGTGGCAAGTCTGAAATAATCGCTTGACAACGCGAGGCGAAGTTGTTCCATGCTCTGAGTGAGCATCTTCGCACGATTCTTTGGTTTCAAAAGCGGCGTAGTTGTCTACGCACGTCCGGAACCACTGGCAACGCCAGCGCCACAGCATCTACCCGCTGTCGTTCGTGCCATGAATCTCATCAGCACGGACTTGGCGCGCCTCCCGTTCTCGATCATCGACTCGCAAGGCCAGGTGGTCGACTCGCCGATCACCCAATTGATGACCCGCGAAGCCTCGCGCTGGCAGTCGGGCTTTGAGTTTCGCCGCTATTTGACTACGTGCGCCCTTGATTCGGGCAACGGTTTGGCACTCATTCGCCGCGATTCGTCGGGCACAGTTGCCGAATTGCAACCACTTCCGAGCGGAACATCGACCGTCGAGCTCACAGAAGAGGGTGTGCAGTACCGGCTCGGCGGGAATCTCCTTAAGGCAGACCAGGTGCTACACCTCGGCTGCTATCCGGATCCGCTGTCACCGAGTTGGTATATGTCGCCGATGGACGCTTGCAAGTTCGCCATGGAACTGGCAGCAGACCAGGACGCGGCCCACAAGAGCCTGATCCGCACCGGTAGCACCGGCAAGGTTTCGATCTCTCACCCGGGCGCGATGTCCGATCAGACGGTTCAAGCCATCCGCGACGCCTGGCAGACCATGCACGCAACCGCGGAGGGTGCATCGCGCCCGCTGATCCTGCGCGAGGGCATGAAGGCTGAGCGCATCAGCGCTGAATCAACGACCACAAGTTTGGAGTCGCGCCGGTTCTCTATTCAAGAGATTGCACGCGCATTCGGCGTACCGCCCGAAATGCTTTACCAGCAGGGCGGCGGCGCGCTCTCCTCACAATCGGAAACTGCACGCGCCTACGTCGATGGCGCACTCGCCCAATGGGTAACCGCGTGGGAGTCGGAGATCACGCGCAAACTCTGCGGGCCCGGCGAACACGCAAGGCTGGATACCGACGTTCTGCTCCGCGGCAATATGCGCGATGCGGGTATGGCGTTGTCCAAACTTGTCCTCGCCGGGATCCTCTCACCGAACGACGGGCGCAAGCGAATGGGCCTCCCACCTATTCAGGGCGAACAGTTCGACATTCCAAGTGTGTCCATGCCAGGCGGAATGAGCGCCATGCAAGGCGACAACGCCACCGAGAACATCGATGGAGGTGAAGACATTGCTTGAAATCCGTACCGCCAAGATCAGTATGCAAGGCGACAAGATCGGTGGATACGCCAGCGTGTACGACGCTCCAAGCCATCCGCTGACCGTACGCGGCATCAACGGTGGCAAGCCATTCACTGAGAAGGTAGCCCGCGGCGCGTTTGACAACTCGCTCCGCTCCAACATCTCGCTGCTTGTCGGTCACGATTCGCGCGACCTCTTGGCAAATACCAAGAGTGGGCTACTCCAGCTCAACAGTGACGCGCACGGTCTTGCGTTCGAAGTAACGCTCCCCGACACGCAGCGAGCAAAAGACATTCGAGCACTGGTGGACGCCAACGTCCTCAGCGAGATGTCGTTTGGCTTCAACGTCATCGCCGACTCATGGAGCGGCAGCACACGCACACTCACCCAGGTGAGGCTATTGGAAGTCTCAATCGTAGAAAACGGCGCCTATCCGCAGACGAGCGCCGAAGCACGACATCTTTCCTCGGGCTTAGCCCGTCTTCGTCTGCGTCTAAGGATGCCGCTATGAAACTGTCCGAACTCTTTGAAAGCCGTAAGGCGCTCACCGCAGAGCGCGATTCCATTCTCGCACAAGATTCCCTGACCGTCGAGATTGAAGCCCGCGGCCATGAAGTCGCAAACGAACTCGCAACCGTTGAAGCCGAGATCCGTTCCGCGCAAATGCGCGAGCGTTTCGCATCTTCAAGCGCCGTCGAAATCATCGCCAAGCGCGATATGGAACTTGGACGCGAAGAGCGCGACACCAAGAAGTACCGCGATCAGTTCATCGGTTGGCTCAAGGGTGGCGCTGCACCTGAAGTGCGTGCACTCTCGACCGCAACCACTCCTGCAACCGCTGCTGGCACGATCATGGTTCCTGCCATTTACGAGACAGATATTCTCAAATATTTGGCGGCTAACAGCACGATGATTTCGCTATCTGACTACCGTTCAGGAGTCACTGGCTACCCATCGCTCCGCTACAACACGCAGACCAGCGCAAACTACGGTGCAACTGTTAGCACCAGTGGCACTGGTTCGTGGGTTGCGGAAGGTAGCAGCGCTGTCACCAACGACATGGCACTTGCTGAAGTGCTCTTGCCGCCACGGTTGTGCTCACCGACTACGCAAGTTTCGCAGACGCTGTTGCGCCAGGCGAACTTTGACGTTGAAGCCGAAGTCATGCTTGACCTTCAAGCCAAGATGAGTAAGAACATGGAGTTCGGATTTATCGGTGGTGTAGGTGGTACGGCAATGCCAACCGGCATCTTTGATCCTGCTTCAACGACTGTCGGCGTACGTAGTGGTGCATCTTGCGCAACCAACACCAACACCCGCGCACAGAAGGTGACTGCTGCAACTTCGTCCGCTACTGTGATCCTCGACAACCTCACGCAGATGCGTTACAACACGCTTCCTGCGGCGTACTGGAATAGTCCTGGCTGCGCTTGGATCATCCCGCAAGACGTCTACGCCGCGATTGCCGCAACGACCGTCAACAACGTGCCGCTGTTTGTTCCGTCTGCCGATAAGGGCATCACGGGCGCTGCACCGTTTACGCTCATGGGTCTTCCGGTCTACGTCACGCAGTATGTGCCTGTGAACGTCGCAACTGCTGGCACCACCAAGACCGTGATGGCAGTGGTTGGAGATATCCGAGAGTCCTACGCGATTCGTCAGTGGGCAGGAATTGGCATGATCCGGGATGACATCACCCTGGCGACTACTGGCCAGGTGAAGTACACGGCGCTTGCCTTTGCCAACGCCAACGTCACCCGCGGCGATGCGCTTGTCCAACTGCGCGTGTCCAACATCGCGTAATGATCCTCTCATCCTTCAGGTGGGTGGGGCTTCGGCCCTACCCACCTGCAGCGAGGAACCATGGCTCTAGATATTTCTAAGTTCAGAAGTTGGAGTCGCATCCCGCACACGGATGACGATCCGGCCATCGGCATTGCATGGTCTGCCGCCGTACGCGAACTAGAAGAGCGCACCGGGTGGTGCGTGGAGAGTGTCACCAGGACGCAGTGGGTGCCCGCAGCGCCCTTGACGATCTACGGCGGTCTGTACCTCCGTCTTGAGCGCCAAGGCGACCTGGCGGGCACTACGGTCACCTACAGCGATAGCACGACGGTACCGCTGACCGGCACGTGCGCGAAGATCCAAATCAATGGCTTGGTCTACGTCGATATGGATATCGACAACTTGACCTACCCGGTCACGCTGACCGTAACAGCAGGCAACGCAGCGCTCAACCCGCTGCTAGAAATGGCGCTACTCCAGCGCGTGGCACACCATGTGGCAAGCCGTGGCGATGACACCATCGCGCTCGACTCGACCTACTGGGATCGCATCACAGGCATGATGGGCAAGGGAATCGGATAATGGCTGGGCACGTCCCATCCGGAATGCTGAGGCTTTCGATGACGGTACAAAATCCCGTAAGAACCATCGACAGCGTCGGACAGGCAGAAGTCTCATGGCTGAGCGTCGCGCAGATTGCTTGCCACATTGACTCGGCACGAACGAACGAAGTCGTAGACGATCTCGGCGTCAACACACGCTCCGACTGGCGCATCCTGGCCGCGTGGCATCCCGCCGTGACCACGAACAGCCGATTGCTTTACCTGGACAACGGCACCGAGCGCGTGTTCAACATCCGGGCTTGCTTTGACCGTGACCAGAAGCGCCGGCGCTTGGAGATGGAAGCCACGGAGGTCACCGAATGACGGCTACCAAGATCACAATGAAAACGCAGTTTGTGGACGGCAATGTCCGCACGGCGCTTGCGCGTCTTGGGCCCAAGGTTGCCGAGAACGTCATGAAGCGCTCAATGCGTAAGGCTTTGCAGCCCGTGCGCGTGGCGCTCACTCGTACTTGGTTGTCTGCCAGTTACCGTGGCTATCCGTGGAGCCGTCAAGACATTGCTAACGCAACCATGGTTGATGTCCGGCGCGCTGGCGGTAAAGCGTCAGCAGGAGTGGCAGGGCGCGTGGGCGTCATGTACGGGAAAAAGGCAGGCAACTCCAGTGGGCGCCAAAAGATTTGGCACTTGCTCGAAGGTGGATTCCGGCACTACGCCAAGGGATCCAAGGCATACGCCAACTTCAGCAAGGACGCCAAGGCAGAGCAAGTGAACTACAAAGCGATCATCGCCGCAAAGCGCCCAGCGGCACTGGCAGGCCCACGATCCGAGCGCGCCGGGAAACTGCGCGCAGTCTTCGCCGCAGCACGTGATGCAGCCCCTACGTTCGTCGCAGAGCGCTCCGGACGCACCGAGGCGCGAAAGACCGCCACAGCCAAGCAGATCCCCGGAGCGTGGCGTTCCCGGGCTGTGGCGTCGCAAATGATTCCACAGGTGACAAAGAACCTGCGCGACTACATCCTCCAAGCGGCAAAGGAGGCTCTACGTGGCAACAAGTAGAAGCCTAAAGACCATTACGGAAGCGCTGTACGACTATCTAAAGACGCGCATCGGCGTGGCTGAATTGTCGCCGCGCTGGCGTCGGCAGGGCGACCCGCTTCCGTATGTCGTGTACGAGTTCACGTCTGCCGCTTGGGTGCAGACCACGAACACCGTCACGAACATGGTCACGTTGTCCGTGAACTTCTCCTGCGTCGCCGCGACGGTATCGGAAGCAATGGACGTAGCCGACGACATTACCGAAGCATTTGCCATTAGTGTGACAGAGGGCTCCATCACTTTCCGGATGGTCGACATCAACATGAGAACGCTCGACGCTGTACCCGATGACGGTACGGGCGATGCTGAACGAATTATTGTAGTTACCACAACATTCCTTACCCACGACGAAAGTTAAACGATGCCAACGACATACACAGCCGGCTACGGCGGGACACTCACGATTAACTCGGTAACCATTCCGGTTCAGAACGTCACCGTCGACCTATCGCGCCAAGAGATCGACATTACCACCACGCTTGACCTCACCACGCTGGCAATGGCTGGCCGTGTTACGCGCAAAATCACTTGCACGGCAATGGCTACAACCGTCGCGGAAACGGCGCTCACGCTGCTCATAAACACCGCAACGGACACCAAGACCGTGGTGGGATGGACAGACGGCAACTCGGGCACGTCGTACAGCATCACTTGTATGTTGAACAGCGCCAGCCGTTCGTACGACGGGCAGGGCGCAGCGACCATCAACTTCAGTTTCTCGGAAGCGAAGCCAGCCTAATGCCAATCGGAACCGAATATCTAGGCGACGG